ATAATTCTTTTAATTCTATGAAGTCTATTTCTATTGTTATATCCTGGCCATTTAAAAATATTATTGATTCATCTTTTTTTGCTCCAGGCATTATAGCTGAAACATTTCTCATATCAAATACAAACAATTCTACTTGAGTAATTACCTTACCCAGCATTTCAGATTGCTTTTCATCTGTGAAAACTATTGTAGTTGTTATTAACATAAATTTGCTATGATCTCATTTAATACCTCTGGTCCCCCTTCTCTTGCACATAAATCTGAAATATCTTTATCTGACATCATTGGACCAATACTTTCTATTCCAAAATATTTTTCAAGTTTTCTTGCGTTAGCTTGACCTGTATGATCATTATCATAGAAAACCATTAACCTTTCGGTATAATTTAGAAGCTCTAAATATTGAGTTTTAGTTAAGTGTGCCGATTCGGAATTCAATGCTATACCTCTTATGCCTGCATTGCTGTATAAAGATAAACAATCTTTTTGTCCTGCACAAATTATCAACATCTTTTGTTTATTACTAAATGCAGTTAATCCAAAGATATCTGTAGATCTTGTATTGGAAAGAAATTTATATGTTTTGTTTTTATGATAGGGACGATAAATCTTTTTACCATAATCATAACAGTATATTGGATCATTATCTTTCCATTCTATTGTAAATTCTCCTCCATCTTTTTTGTTCATTGTTAAAGATTCTACAGGATAGACATTATAATTTGCCAAAATAAGACTACCAATGTTATATTGTCGCCAAAAGGCCTGGGAAGACTTGTCCCAGGCTCTTTTAACAACATCCAATCTTGCTCTTTCACGATTCACTACGCATGGAATGTCGATTTGCGATGAGATTCTGAGGGACGAGATCTTACTCTTGCGAGCAGAACCGTGTGCCGAATCTAGAGAGAAATCTGTACTCACGATGTTGAGTGCTTCTCGAAAAGAGCATTTGTATAGTTCTTGAATAAATTTGAAACAGTCCCCTCTTTCTCCAGAAAAATCTTTGAAATATATTCTTCCAGTTTCACTTTGATAGATATTAAATGAAGGAACTTTTTCATGTCTTAAAGGAGAAATAATTGCCCTTCCTAATGGAACTTGTTTTCCGATATACTTATGGAAAATTTCAAGCTCAGTTATTTGACTTAATATTTCTTCTTTTTTCATTACGCCATTACTTTTTCACCTTTTAGTTTTGGAATTACTAGATCGCCATCTTTGTAAACTATATACTTTTTGGCTTTAATCATTCGTTTTACCAAGTTTTCTTCAAGATGATATGATCTTGGATTGATTATTGACATGATAAATGCATTTTCACAATAAGTAGAAAAATGATCTTCTCCATCAGTCAAGATTACAGAAGGTCTTCCTGTCTGCTTAATTTTAAGCATTACATTTTCAATACTTGTACCTCCAGATGGATATAAACGCCACAAATCATCAGGAGAAATTGAGTATATGTTAGTATTGAACTTATACAATTTTCCCAAGCATTTCATTTGATTCATTTTAAGACCTAATGTCATTGCCATCTTTATTCTTTTAACACTTGCTCCATCTTTTAATTGAAGGCTACTACTCATGGATCCTGATATATCTATGTAAAGATCAAATGCTGTCATTTGAGATGTAGTGTCACGAACTGCTATGTCTGCAAATAAAAACTCATTAAAGAGATAATGTTCATCAAGAATTTCTTCAGGAGAATTTGAGTCAAACAAATCTTCTTCAGTAATTATTTGCTTAATACCAAATCCTTTTTTGAATCCTTTTATTGACTTTTTAATAAAACGACTTACCTGTCTCTTATTTAGCATTACATCTTTGAGAATTTCAGCTTTTTGAGCTAGCTCTTCCAACTCAGAAGGACCCTTACCTGCAGCATTGCCTCCATCGCCTATCATCTCTTCAGTATCCTTTACTTTTCGGATCTCTTCACTTGTATCGCTCATTACTTTTTGCATCCCTGCATCAATCTTATCATTCATTCTTTTTTGTTGCTCAGGATTTGGACCATTAGGCCCATCCATAGGATCAGTGCCATTTTCCTTTTCTTCTTCTTCCAGTATTTTTGCAAGCAATTTCATGGCATGCTTTAAAGCTAT